CCTTCTGGTCTTGGATGGAGATTAACGCTCCCCGATATGTTCGGATGATGAAGAACGCCAGACTGGAGGAGCGCGATGGGACAGCTGCCAGAGTCGCTGGTGCCGTTGGCAAGAAGGCCGTAATGCAGACCGGCAAGTTCGCGCTGCTCGCCTCAACGATGCCGTTCTTTGTGAATCTGTTTAACAGATTTATGATTGCAGCTGGCTTCGTAGACGAAGAAGACAAGCGGGTAATTGACGCACGCAACCAGCAACACTTACTCCTCTACTCTACCGATGAAGGACGAGTGATTTCGCTACGGATGCAAGGCGCACTCACAGATGCACTTGAGTGGTTCGGGGCTGGCAGCATCTACGCGACTGCAACAGATGTTGCATTCACCGACGATACTGTTGCAGATGCGGCGGGTCAGTACCTATCCCAAGGCGAGTGGTGGAAAGGTGGACTCAATCGCGTAGGCACTTCTTTGACTCCTTTGCTGAAGGTTCCAGCTGAAGCTGCCTTTAAGAAAACACTATTCCCAGATGTAACCCGCCCCGCCCCTATGCGCGACAGAACCGCATATGTGTTGCAAAACCTAGAGATGGGCTGGGCAATGATGGGCGTAAACTCTCTCTACAAACTAGCCCAAGACTTCCCAACCACCGGTATAACCGGCGGAGGTAGCCCAGCCAGATCGCTGTGGCAATTCGTTGGATACACCACCGATACCGGCGAGTCTGCTTACAACTACATCAAGTCCAAGGAATACCGTTTCTTTGAGGAAAAGGAGGGAGAACAGGCTGGCTTCGTCACTACCAGCAAGTCCGACGCGCTGTACTACCACAAGAAAGCCCTCAAGTGGGGTGACACCGCATCAGCTGAACGCTGGAAGCAAGAGTACCTAGACTTGGGTGGCACAGCCTCTGGTATCAAGCGCAGCGTCACAGCGGCTAAACCACTCGCCAAAGTGAAGAAGTACCGCAGAGAGTTTATCAATAGCCTTTCTGATACTGAGAAGGAAATACTTGAACGCGCAGAAGAATGGTACAAAGGAATCAAATAGAAGGCTCCGAAAATGCCGCCAAGTTCGACGCACTACTTGAGCTTCTGATCGGGGAGTTCAACGGGAAACTGTTCTACCACGAAATCATCGGCATACTTCAGATGCAAATCACCGGCCTCACGCTAGAAGCCTACGGGCTGACCGACGATGAGGAGGAAGATGATGACGATTGGGGCAATCTCCTCGGTTCAGCAGACGATGAATAGTATCTATATTGGTACGGTTCGTACCAAAACAGATACTATCGCACAGTATCCAAATTGGTACGGTTAGTATCCAAATTGGTACGGATCGTACCAATATGGATACTCCGTACCTAGTACGTAAGTTAGAAGTAGAGGAGAAGGAAACCAAAACCCTAAAAGCCACGACTCCTCCGACGAAGGAGGAGGTGGCGAAATACGGAGCCGAGCTGGGAGCCGCCGGTTCGTTGATCGCAGAATTTTTCACCACCTACGAGGAGCGAGGGTGGATGGCAAACGGCGAACCAATCCGCAGCTGGAAGAAGATGCTGGGTTGGTGGGTACGGAATAAAAAACCCGCTCCAACTCAAACCAAAACCAAACCGAGTATCTCCGCAGAGGAGGCTCGGTATCTGATGGACGCAGCCAGCTAATGAAACTGCTACTCATCATAATTCTATCTATGAAAATCACACAAAAAATACCGAACGATCGTGATGCCGAACTAGGGCTGATCGGTGCAGCTATCCAGTCGAAGTTTGATGACATTCGTTCAGCTGGAATAAACGAAGATTTCTTCCACGACCTCAAGTGCCGGAGGATGTGGAAGATGATGGAGGAACTGGACAGTAACGGCACAGTCATAACAGCGGACACGCTGGGTCATAGGGCGAAGGACAGCGGAGATTTCATTGCTTACTCCGATGTGCTTGAAGCCGACTCAGCGTGTCCATCTCCTCTGAACTGGCCCTACTGGGCCGAGGTTTGCGACGAGAAGCGGAAGGCGAGGCTGGTTCAAGAGACTGGCCTACGCCTCGCTGATGAGGCTGGCAAGCACGAAAGCATCGACCAGCTGGTGAGCGAGGCGGAGTCGATAATGTTCACCCTCACCGACAAAGTTTCGACGAAGACAGACAACAGAAAAGAGTCGTTCCAGCGAATCGTAGACACGCTGGAGGAGGCTCATCTAGGTCGCAGAGCTGGAGTATCCACCGGCTTTACGGGACTAGACAAAATCCTCGGTGGGTTGCGTGGTGGCCAGCTAATCACGATCGCTGCGCGACCCGCCGTAGGTAAGTCCGCGTTGGCTGGCAACATCGCCGAGAAGCTGGTGATGAGTGGCACGCCGGTCGCCTTCTTCAGCTACGAGATGACCCAAGATGAGCTGAACCTTCGGATGCTTTGCTCGCTGTCCGATACGAACCTAATCGGTGACGTGATAAACGAAGGGGTTGAGGTGAAGGAACACCGTCTACGGATTCTCTCACAAGCTGCCAACTTTGTGCCGAAGCTAAACGCCGCCCCGCTACACATCGTTGACAACGGCAACCTCACCGTCAGCCAGATTCGCAGCAACGCTCGTCGCTTGGTGCGTGATGAGGGAGTGAAGCTAATCATCGTTGACTACATCCAGCTAATCAAAGCCGGTAAAGATGATCGCCAAGCACAACGCCACGTTCAGATCGGCAACATCACCGGAGAGCTGAAACAGATGGCGATGGAACTCCAAGTTCCGGTGATCGGATTGGCCCAGCTGAACCGAGCGATCGAAGGGGAGAACCGGAGGCCGAGGTTATCCGATCTGCGGGAGAGCGGCAGCATTGAACAAGACTCGGACGTGGTGGCGTTCCTCTACGTCGAAGACCCAGATATGTGGGACGGCCCAAATATGCTGCTCAAGTTGTGCATTGGAAAGAACCGAGCCGGTCGCCAAGGCGAAGTCGATCTAGTGTTTGTCCGAAACAAAATCAGATTTGAGAGCGCGTATGACGAGCAACACACCGAATGGCTGAACCGAAGGAAGAAAGAGTTAAGCAGCTAGTGGACAAGACCGTTCAGCTGTTTGACGGAAGGCGAGTCAAGTGGTGGCAGCTCAAGAATCCGCCAAGCGAGGAACGACTGGCTGACTTCTCGGACATTGAGAAGCCGCGAACCAGCCACGCAGCTGAACGCCGAGAGGATTATCAGCGGCGGAAGTATTGGGAGGCACGCGCCAGAAGATTGTTATCTGATCCAAGATCGAGGAAGAACGATCTGGAAACTGCCGAGAGAGGAACTCGGAAGAATCCCGAACTCAACGCTCAGTTGAGGGAACGGATAAAGGTTACGAAGAAGTAGTTTACACAGCTGGGCATAGAGTCGGCGGATGTCGCCGGACGTGGTGGGTTTTCTTGGTATTGGCCCCCCTCATAGTGAACACCAGCTGTATTTTTTAGGAGGGTGAGTGGTAGATGAGAAAGGATTTTCGGAATTGGTTAGTGCGATTGTGGTTCAAGCTGCGATCGACTTCGGGGAGGCGCATCGCTACGGCCTCATCAACGAGGACTGCACCGTCAACGCAGCTGCACTTAAAGCTGTTCTGCGACAAGCCTACCCAAGCCGATGCCCGCTACCAAAGTGGATGGAACCCAGCGACATATACTCAGCTGTCACCTTCCTCTTCGCCAGCCACTCGCTCGATGACATCATCCCCGACAAGTGGGAAGTCAATCCCGACTCTATCCGGTTCGCTATTGTGGCAGCTGCTAAAGCGGGGAAACCGATGAATCACTTTTTCAATTTTGATACCCAATAATATCATACAGATTCACGAAAACTATACCCGTCTCGGCGCGTTTGAGCGGGTGTCAGTTGAGCGTTGGAAGCTGCTAAACCCAGACTGGAACTACCAGTTCATTGAAGGGGATCAGCTGGTTGGCCACATAAAAGAAACGTGGCCCGAACAGTTCAATCAATACTGCGACTTCGCCACGATCCAGAAGGCAGCTATTCAGCGAATCGCAGCTGTCCACAAATACGGCGGGCTGTATGTGGACTGCGACGTGTACCCAATCAAGATGGCCAGCACGTTCACCGATCTTAAATCAGAATCCAACTTCTACAACTTAAAGGATCACTCTAACTACGACGGCGATCTAATAGCTGACTATATATTTGCAGCTGAGAAAGGCAGTAAACTACTGCTTCGATTAGGCGAAGAGATATTCAAGCGCAGTCGAGAGAGAACAGTTGAGGAGCTGAACGGCTGGGCTGGCTACGTTTATGAGACGTGCAGCATTCACGCATTCTCAGAGGTGGCGTTTGGTGCGAAGGCCAAGAGGCAATTCATCGACGGCTGCGACAACCACATCGAGGACTTGAAGGCCAGCCCAATGGAGTGCAACACCTACCACTACTCAACCGAAAGCTGGGTTGAGAATGATCGGTTTAGGCGGGACGGAAAGGACAAGCAGTACGACCAGCTGCAACACCTCGATGTCATCAAAGAGATTTACGGAGTATGAACCAAAAGCGAATAGCAGAAACGACGAGTGAGTTTTACGGAGTCAACATAGCTGAGATGAAAAGCCTAGACCGACATCAACGAGTAGCTTGGCCGCGCAACGTGTGTATGTACCTAGCTAACAGTCTGAGGTTTAGAAAGTCTGACATCGGAAGGTTTTGGAACCGCGACCGAACAGTAGTTTACAACGCAGTAAGGAAGGTTGGGGGAGAGATTGAGGTGGACAAGCGAAGGCTGGGTGAGGTGCGCGAGATCGCTCGGATACTGAAAAAGAAATGACGAAGGTTTTTATTACCGGCATCACCGGCCAAGACGGCAGCTACCTAGCTGAGAAGCTGCTGGCAAGAGGCTACGAAGTTCACGGGCTAGTACGCCGAGCGAGTAGTTTCAACACCCAACGGATCGACCACATCTTTGATCGGTTGCAGCTGCATCGAGGAGATATGACCGACTACCTCTCGCTGCGTTCTGCGCTGAAGTCGGTGAAGCCCGATCAGATTTACAACCTAGCCGCAATGAGCCAAGTGAGGGACTCGTTTGCGGTGATGCGCCACACAACTGCGACCAACTTTGTGGGTGCAGCTGATCTAATGGCAGCTGCTTGGGACATCTGCCCGAACGCGAGGTTCTACCAAGCCAGCACGTCGGAGATGTACGGCAACACCGGAGAGTTTGACAGCGACGGCAACCTCAAGCCGATCACCGAGGATACTCCGCTCCGACCCGTATCGCCTTACGGGATAGCCAAGACAGCTGCTCACCACGAAGCCCAACGCTATCGGCATCTCGGTCTGCGTGTCAGCTGCGGCATACTGTTCAACCACGAATCGGAGAGGCGAGGGAACACGTTCGTCACTCAGAAGATTGCGAAAGCTGCGGCTGAGTTTGCGATCAACAAGCGTGAGGACTCGCTGAAGCTTGGCAATCTGGATGCAGCTAGGGACTGGGGATATGCGCCGGACTATATGGACGCAGCTATCCTAATCAACGAGTACAAGCACGATGACGATTACGTCATAGCTACCGGCCAGACTTGGACTGTTGAGGATTTTCTAACAAAAGCATTTCAGTATGTGGGGCTGGGTGATTACGAGGAGTTTGTCGAGATAGACCAGCGACTCAAGCGGCCCAACGAGCTGTGGACTTTGCGAGGTGATTACTCAAAAGCCAAAGCAGACTTGGGTTGGTCGCCAGCTGTTGAGTTCCAAGAGCTGGTTCAGCGAATGGTTGACCACCAGATAGATAAGACATACCCGAAATGACCTACAAACAATCCAAGCCTTGGGGATATTTTGAGGTGATCGGCGACGGGCCGAACCACAAAACCAAACAGCTGGTTGTGATGCCAGATCAAGCCACGTCTTTACAGAAGCACAACCACCGAGCCGAGCATTGGGTGGTTGTAGCTGGCGAGGTGAACGTGGTGCTGAATACGCTGGAGAAAACTCTCGGAGTAAACGAATCAATTTATATCCCGAAAGGTGCGTGGCATCGCATCTCCAACTACGGCGACCGGCCAGCTGTGATTGTCGAGGTGCAAGTGGGAGACATCACCGACGAGGAGGACATCCAAAGGATCGAAGACAAGTATGGTCGTACAACAAGAGTTGATAGTGAGCAGTAGCCGCAAAGAAAAAGCGAAGGAGTACGAGGGCGAGGTGGTGAAGATCATCGCCGCCACTCACCCAACGTGGCGAGTGTACGAACCAGCAAGCGACTACTCCAGAGTGGATGGCATAGCAATCGACAACAGAACCCAACAGCTGATCGCGGTCTGGGAAACAAAGTGCAGAAACAAATCGCTTTACGAAATCCAGAAGTACGGCAACGAGCTGGTGATTGATAATCACAAGCTGGAGTCTCTTAAAAAATCAAGCTGGCTGTTCTGCGTTGAAACGTATTTGTTCACCTACCTTTTAAGGGACGGACTGATTCTAAAAACAAAAATTACGAACGACAAAGGCGAGTATGTCTGTATAAAAAGAGATGCAGACGAGGAAGGATCAGCTGGCCTAAACCGAGGCACGATCCAAAAGACGCATAGTTACGTTAAGATTGATGGATCGACAATCTTATCAACCGGACAGCCAATCGGCTCGATCTGAGCTGAAGGTATTCGTAGCTGGCCACACCGGAATGGTGGGGCGTGCGGTTCTTCGTCGGCTTCACCAATCATCCAGCTTGGAACCGCTGCAATCTGACGAGCGGGTTGACTACACGCTGCCGAACTCAGCCGAGCGGGTGCTACAAAAATACCAGCCCGATGCTGTGGTTCTGTGCGCTGCAAAAGTTGGAGGCATCCACGCCAACAACACCTACCGCGCCGACTTCATTCGCGAGAACCTAGCCATCCAGCTGAACTGGATCGAGGCGGCGCACAAGTACGGGCTGAAGAAATTTATACTACTGGGAAGCAGCTGCATTTATCCGCGTGATGCGCTGCAACCGATGATCGAGGAGTCGCTGCTGACCGGATCATACGAGCCAACCAACCAGCCGTATGCGCTGGCCAAGACAGCTGGCATCGAGCTGTGCAACGCTTACCACCACCAGTACGGCGATAACTTCTACTCGCTGATGCCGCCGAATCAGTACGGGCCACACGATAACTTTCGAGTGGGAGAATCCCACGCCGTCGCCTCGCTGTTGCGTAAGGCATACGAAGCTGTGGACGGCAGCGTGATTGAACTCTGGGGAACCGGCTCACCGAAGCGTGAGTTTATGCACGTCGATGACCTCGCTGACGCGATCGCGTTTTGTCTAAAGCGAGTCGATGTTTCGGACTGTGAGCCGAACGGTTTTCTAAATGTGGGAACGCGAGAGGAATGTACGATCCGCCAGCTGGCCGAGCTGATCGTTGAGACTAGCGGCAAGCGGCTGACTCTTACATTCGATCCGGCTATGCCGGACGGCCCATCGCGAAAGGTGATGGACTCAACGAGACTTAAACAGCTGGGATGGCAACACCGCATCAGCTTGGACGAAGGGATACGTTCAACGTGGCGGTGGCTAGAGCCAAACTGGCGACAACCAACGGTTCGCAAATAGATGCGGCCCGTATTCGGTTAGGATCAGCTGGAGAGCTGGCGGTTGCCAGCGAGTTAATGCTCAGAGGGTGGGGAGTCTACAACCAGATGATCCCCGATAACTCTGACCCCTTCGACATCATCGCCACCAAAGGCGGCAAGCTGGTACGCATCCAAGTCAAAACGACAGGCCAGCTGCAAAGCGGAGGGAGGATGCCGAAGTATGTCATCGGCTGCCGAAAGCGAGCGGGTCGTGGAGAGTATACGAAGCTGACCCGAAAGGACTGCGACTTTGTTGTGGCTTATGTTTACGAGCGCAGCTGGATATTGATTGTGCCGGTAGGGGTTTTGCGGTCGCAGACATTTGGGGTTTACGTCCGCAAAGATGGGAGCGCAGCTGGCAAGTACACCAAGTACCTCGACGCTTGGCATTTGCTGGAATGAAAGGCCACACGCTCATCGAGTTGCTGGCGGTTGTTGTGATCTTGGGAATACTGGCGGCGATCAATCTCTCTGCAATCAACCACGCCAAACGCAAAGCCAACGAAGCGTTGTGCAAGTCCTATAACAGACAGCTGGAGATTTATTATCTAACTGACCCGCACCGAGACGGAACGAGCTACACGCAGCGAGACTTTATGCAGATGTTTCAGATCAGCGAGAAGTGTTGGGAGTGCCACGCGAGTAGGCCATAAAAAAACCCCCACCAGCCGGAGCCGGTGGGAGTAACAACAAAACGTCGAAGGAAAAAATCGACGCCCCGCAAAGGTGGCATCTTATTTTGAAGATTTCAAGACGGTCATCTTAATTTTCAGCAGACCCGCCTCGCAGCTGGCCAGCTTTTCAAAGGCAGCCTTGGACAAATCCAGAGTGCGACCTTTGATAAACGGGCCTCGGTCGGTGATCGTAACCACCACGAACTTCGGCCCAAGCTGACAACGAACCTTCGTTCCAAAGGGGAGGGTGCGGTGAGCCGCTGTCATCTCATCGGGATTGAACAAGCGACCGCTGGCCGTTGGCC